CGACCATCGACAAGTGCAGCTTCAAGCACCTGACGTTGCCTGGCTGGTCCGATTCTCTGCGCCTGCCTGGCTACGACCGCTGCTTCATGCTGGTCTGCAATCTCAACGGCACGGTCTTCGAGAACGTGACGAAGTGGGAAGCGCAGGGCTGCACCCGGCCGCTGTTCGACGTCGTCGGCACCATGTATGGCGAGAGCAAAATCACGGGCGATGTTGAGGCTCTGGTCGCGAGCGCGGCAGCGGCCGGCAACGCTGTGCTTTACGCGACCGTCGCAAACGGTGGCTCGGGTCATGCTGTGGGCGACGTTATCCCGATCTCCGGCGGCACGCCGTATTCGTCCAAGACGATCGCGACCGTCAAAGTGACGACCGTCACCGCGGGCGCCATCACCGGTATCGCTGTGCAGAGCAATGGCCTCTACTCGGTCTCGCCTGCGGCTACCGCCGCACAGGGCGTGAGCTCGGGCGCGGGCACCGGCGCGACGTTCAACCTGACGATGGCGCCGCAGCAGGTCTTCCGGGCCTCGTCGGATTCGAACGTGAAGCGAATGGCCGTCGAGCACACGCACGGCGACGGTGCCGTAGGCTGCTGGAAGGGGCGCTTCTACAGCGTCTACAATGGCAACTCGGTCGTGGCCGGTCACGCTCTGACCGAGGTGTTCAACGGCGCGAAACCCGCCCGCGAGAGCGACGTCTCGCCCTTCCTGGGAATGTGCCGCATCACCGCGACCAGCCCGACCAGCGCGATCAACGTGACGACCATCGTGGCCGAGGAGGGTGAGGATCTTCCGTATTTCCCGACCGGCCCGTCGAACCTTCAGACGCTTCACAAGCTCACCGAGGTCGGCGGCAGTCTCACCAACGCCCAGAACATGGGCGACGGCCGAGTTGTCGCTTATCGGACCAACGCGCAGTTGTCGGTCGGCAAGGGCTATCGCGGCACGTCGGCGCCGCATCAGCGTCCGCGCACCACCGAGATTTTGGCTGCGACCACCTACACGCTTGTTGCCAACGATCGCGGCAAGCTCAAGCGGCTGAACAGCGCTTCGCTCCAGGCCGCCGGCGGCGGCCTTGGCTCGGGCGGCACCGGTCATGCGGTCAACGACATTCTGACCGCTGTGGGTGGCACGCTGGCAGCCGGCGGCACCGCGGCAACGTTCATGGTCAAGACGGTGTCTGCTGGCGTCGTGACCGAACTGGCAGTGGTCAACCCTGGCAGCTACACCACGCTGCCGGCCAACCCTTGCGCGACGACGACCTCGGGAGCTGGCACGGGTGCGACCATCTTCCTGGTGTCGGAAGCCGCTCCGATCGTCGTCACGCTTCCGTCGACCTTCATTGCCGGCTACGAAGTCGAGCTTTGGCAGGGCTATCTCGGCTCAGTGAGCTGGGTTGGCGCAGCCGGCGTGACGGTCACGACCGCGGCCGGCGTCACCTCGACCGACGGACCCAATACTTCGGTCCTGGCGACCGTCGTCAACTTCGGCGTTGCCGGCGTCACAATCGTCAATGGTGGCACCGGTCATGCGGTGAACGACATCGTGACGATCGGCGGCGGCACGATTGCCACGAACGGTGTTGCGGCAACTGGCAAGGTTACGAGTGTCAGCGGCGGCGTCATCACCGGTATCGTGCCCAACACCATGGGCAACTACTGGACCGGGCCGACCGGCACGGTGGCGCAGACCGCAACCACGGGCACGGGCACGGGCTTCACCTGCACCGTGACGCTCGGCAATGAGTGGTTCATCCGGCCGTCGGCTCCGCGCCGCCGCCTGGTGAACACCCAGACGGCTGCCTATACGCTGCAATTGGCCGACGACAACAACACGGTCTATATGAACGTGTCCGCTGCGGCCAAGATTTACGTTCGTCCGGATGCCCCGGCCGGGTTCAAGACGACCATCATCCAGGGCGGCGCCGGCCAGGTTACTCCGGCTCTCGTCAACGGCGGCTCGATCACCAGCTACACCGGCCTGACCAAGACGGCGGGCCAGTATGCCAAGATCGAGCTCGAAGTCATGAGCAATGCCGGCAACGCGCCGGTCGTTGTGATTTCGGGCCAGCTCGCCTAGTTCCGTCTTGTTTTGTAAGTCAGCGCTGACATAATATCAGCGCTGACGATTTACAGGAGGCCATGGTGACTACGATTGCGTTCAAGGATGGCATCATGGCCTCCGATTCCTGTGTCACCGGCTACGGTATGCAGGAAGCCTCGATCTGCAAGATCAGCCGCACCTCGGCCGGCGCGCTCGTGGGTTTCTCGGGCGACGCCGACACTCGTGCCATTCTAGCTCTCCTCGACAAGGTCAAGACCGACAAGCAGCTCCCCTCGAAGCAGGAGATCGCGGCGTGTCAGACCGATTGCGCTCTCATCATCGCCTTCAGCCCTGGCAACGCCTGGTTCGTCGAATGCGACGAGGGCGAGGGTGGCCGCTTCTCCGCGTCCGTCTGCCCGGCGAACCTCGGTTTCTCGGCCGTCGGCTCCGGCAGCAAGATCGCAATCGGCGCCATGTTGGCCGGCAAGTCCGCGCGCGAAGCCGTCGCGATCGCCTGCAAGGTCGACAGCTACTCCAAACTACCGGTTCACACGCTCTCGTTTGAACCAAAGAAGCCGAAGCCCCCAAGACCAAAGTGAGTTGAGACCATGTCGCGTGCCGCCGCCCGCCTCGATAGACGTTCCAAGAAATCAAAGGACCACGGCCCGCTACTGCAACTCGTCAAGGATGAAACCGTCAGGGCGCCGGTGCGCGCCAGCAAGCGGCCGCTCGAGCCGCTGACCGAGCGCCAGAGGCTCTACGGCGCCGCCATCCGCGCCTCGCGCCTGACCTTCGGGATCGGCCCGGCCGGCACCGGCAAGACCTGGTATGCCGCCGCGCTCGCAGCCGAGGCACTGCTCGCGGGCGAGATCGAGCGGATCATCATCACCCGGCCGGCCGTCGAGGCTGCCGAGGAGAAGCTCGGCTTCCTGCCAGGCGAGCTCGACGAGAAGATCGAACCCTATTTCCGGCCCGTCCGGGACGCCCTGGAGGAACGGCTGGGCTCCGGCCAGCTCGAATACATGATCAAGGCCAAGGTCATTGAGGTGCGCCCGCTGGCCTTCCTGCGCGGCGCCACGCTGAAGAATGCCTGGGTGCTCGCCGACGAGATGCAGAACGCCACGCCGGCCGGCATGAAGATGTTCCTGACCCGCATCGGCGAGAACAGCCGCTTCATCATCAACGGCGACCCGACGCAGAAGGACATCGAGGGCCCGTCCGGCCTGGTCGACGCGGTGCGCCGGCTCGGCCACATGTCGTTCGTCGGCCTGATCGAGTTTCGCACCAGCGACATCGTCCGCGATCCCGTCTGCCAGGCGATCGTCGAGGCATACGAAACGTCGAGCAACCCTGAAAGCGAGCGCTATAGACAGAGCAACGACGAGATCGATCAAGGCGGTCTCGCACGAACTCTGAGAGCGTAATGACCGAAGCAAAGTTTGGACTGGAGACCGGGAGGGATGAAGCCGCCCGGATCATGAACCGCTGGATCAAGAACGACTGGGTCACGGTCGAGACCGCGCTCTACCGCGGCAAATGGTTCGACTACCGCTTCATGAATCCCGTCCAGGCAACCTACCTCTACGCCCATGAATTCGTTAAGGCCTACAAGCAGGCCTTCTCCGTCAATATTGACACTGCGACCGCGCAGTTCGTGAAGCCGCTCGATGTCGAGCGGATGTTCGTCGAGCCCGAACAGAAGCAGGACGAGACGGAAAAGGCGTTCCGGAAACGGGTCGCTTCGCACAAGATGCGGACTACAGGGATCTGGCGCGGCCGCATGGTCGCCGATGCCATGGGCATGCCTTACGAGGTCTACCTCGAGCTCGCCTTCCACTGGACGCTGCGCTACTGGCAGCAGCGCCACCTGCCGCGCCCGCAGCAACTTTATTCCGATTTGGTCGTCGAGCGCGCAACTATCGCATGGGAAGAACGGCAGCAGGCGGAGTTTTATTACTCGGCGCTGCCGCAATACAAGAACGGCCTCTATCATGAGGCCTCGGCGATGATCGCCAACAACGATCGCCTCGAAGGCACGATCCTGCACGCCCAGAACCAGCACCACGAATGGATCCTGACCCAGTGCCAGGACCGGGTGAACGGTCACGAGCTGCTGGCCCAGATGGTCTTCCACGACGAGGTGCTGCCGCTCGAGAAGGTCAAGGCCCATCTCGACGATCACGGTTTCGAGCATTTCCTGTCGTTCGCCGGCAGCGAACCGATCATGCAGCGCTATAGCTGACACAACAACGAAAGAGAGACGATCATGGTTTCGACGACCTCACCCCTGCGCGCGCCCCGTTCAAATTTCAAGCGCGAGAGCGCCGGCGATCGTCGGCAGTTCAAACCGAAGCCCTGGAGCCACCAGGGCGATCTGACCGCGGCCAAGGGCAAGCGGGTGGAGATCTTCTTTAACCCGGATGATGCCCTCGCTGGCATTCTCCTCGAAGCGGATCAGTTCGCGCTCAAGCTCGAGGTGGTTAATTCTGACGGCACATATAAGTCAGTTCTGACTGTTTTCAAGCACAGCATTCGTTTCTTCCGGGTGGCTTAATGTCCGACGTCGAGGAGAAAGAACCGGAGACCGCGGCCGAGGAGGCCTCGACCTTCGAGTTCGACGAGAAGTTCCAGACCAAGATCGCGGCGCTCGCGCTCCGCGATCCGGTCTTCGTGCAGCGCACGGATGGGCTGATCGAGCCGACCTATTTCGAGAACGAGATCGACGCCGTCCTGGTCAAGGTCACTCAGGACCACTTCCGGCAATACAAGCAGGCACCGGATCCCGCAACTCTGGTTCGGGTCATCAAGCAGGCCAAGGACGACAAGAAGATCCCGAAGGATCTGTGGCCCGACATCAAGCCTCGCCTCGGGGTGCTGCTGGGCACATCGCTGTCCAACCGCGACTATGCGATCGACCAGGTCGCCGACTTCGCCAAGCACAAGGCGATGGAGGGCGCGATCATGTCCTCGGTCGCGCTCCTGGCGAAGGGCGACTACTCCAAGATCGAGCAACTTGTCCGCGCGGCCGTCAATGTCGGCGCCGTCCAGGGCAGCGGCGAATACGACTATTTCGCCGAGATCGTGGCCCGCACCAAGCACCGCAACGCGCTCGCAACCGGCCTGATCAAGCCCGACGGCATCACAACCGGCATGCCGGAGATGGACAAGCATCTCTACCACGGCGGCTGGGGTCGCAAAGAGCTCTCGGCGATCATGGGTCGGGCGAAGTTCGGCAAGTCGATGGCGCTGGGCGACTTCGGCAAGGGCGCCGTGATGGCCGGCTACAAGGTCTTCATCGCGACCTGCGAGGTCTCCTGCCGCATCTATGCCGACCGAATGGACGCCAACTTCTCCGACACCGCAATGGGCGCGCTCACCGGCTCGGCCTTTGCTGTCGAGAAGAAGATTCAGGACGCCGAAGCCCGCGCGATCGCCAAGGGCGGCATCCTCAAGATGGAGGAATACTCGACCGGGCGGCTCAAGCCGAGCCAGCTCCGCCGGCGCCTGGAGTGGTATCGCGACAAGGGCATCATCTTCGACCTGATCATCGTCGACTACGCCGACATCATGTGTCCGGAACGGCTGACCGGTGAGATCCGTGAGGATAGCCGCTCGATCTGGGTCGACCTGCGCGACGTCGCCTATGAGCAGAACGCGGCCATGCTGACGGCCACCCAGACCAACCGCGAGGGCGCCAAGGCCACCATCGCGAAGGGCACGGACGTCGCCGAGGACTACAACAAGACCCGCATCGCCGATCTGCTGATCTCAGGCAATGCGACCGATCCCGAAATCTCGGCCGGCGAGTGCCGGCTGCACTTCGCGGCCAGCCGTAACCAGAAGGAGGTCACGCTGCGGATCGCACAGAAGCGCGAGCAGATGAAGTTCCTCACCAAGGTTTTGGGGGTCATGTGATCCACACCCGCGTTGACAAGGACGAGCTGGTCGAGACCCTCGACCTGGAATACTGGATGGACCGCGAGAGCATCGCCCACAAGCTGGGTCGCGGCTCGAGCGGCATGCAGATCAACGTCAAGGATTGCCCGCGTTGTGGCGATTCGCGCTGGCGCGTCTATCTCAACGCCGAGTCGGGCATCGGCAATTGCTTCGTGTGCAACGAGGGCTTCAACAAGCTCAAGTTCATGCACCTCTACCTCGGCCACGATCCTGACGACCGCAAGTCCTGGCGCGCGACCTTCGAGCACGCCACCGAATGCATCAAGGAGCAGGGCTGGCGACCGAAGCAGATAACCCAGGTCGCCGTGGCCTATGAAAAGGCCGTGTTCCCCAATTCGTTCGAATTGCCGACCCCCGAGGGCTGCAATCTCAAATACCTCGAGGACCGCGGCATCACCGGCGAGCTCGCCAAGTTCTTCCACCTGCGGTTCTGCGAAAAGGGCTGGTGGAAATACACTCAGGAAGACGGCACGCCTGGCTACCAGAAGTTCGACGGGCGCGTCATCATCCCGGTTTATGACCTGGACGGCGAGTTCGTCACGTTCCAGGGCCGCGACATCACCGGGCTCGCGGGCGACAAGAAATACCTTTTCCCGAAAGGCCTGCCAGGAACGGGCCGATATCTCCTGAACGGGCAATCCGTGCAGCGGGCCAAGCGCGCGGTGATGGGCGAGGGCGGTTTCGACGTCTTCGCCATCAAGAAGGCCTTCGACGAGGAGGTGGCGCTCCGTGACGTGGCGCCGGTCGGCTCATTCGGCAAACACCTCGGCGAGGACCAGCTCGCGCGCTTCCGAACCCTCAAGAGCCAAGGGCTCGAGGAGGTGACGATCATGTGGGACGGCGAGCACAAGGCGCTCCTTGCGGCCTGCGAAGCGGCCAAGATGCTGCTGCGGGTCGGGCTCAAGGCCTACATCGCCCTGCTGCCGGCCGATCGCGATCCGAACGAGGTCACGGGCGACGTCTGCCGGCGCGCGTTCTGGGAGCGGGTTCCCTACAGCACGCTCCAACACATCAAATGGATGATGCAGAGCCCGTTCAAAGCTGCCTAATTAATCCAGTCAGTTTTGACTTATAAACCTGAGCGAACACGCTATATGTGTTCGTGAGCAGCGCAAGAGCGCAACAGAGAGATAAGAGGAACTCGTCATCATGTTTCCGATGACCGTCATCAAGAAGTCAGGTCGCGCCGACTCCAGGTCGGGCGGCAAAGACTTTCATCTGATCCTGATCACGACGGCTGACGGCCGCGCGCTCTACATCAACCGATGGGGCAAGAAGGCTCAGTGGGGCAACGGCTGGAAGTGCGATCACTATCCCAACGCCGATAATGCTCGTGACGCCTTCAACAAGAAATACCGCGAGAAGCTGGGCGGCGAATACACCAACCACTTTATCGACAACACGAAGGACGTGTTCGACGAGGCTCAGCTTCGCAAGGTGCTGGGTCACCAGCTCATCAACGCGATCGGCGGCCCGAAATGGGCCCAATTGATCCCAGGCGCCGACATCAACGGCATGAAGGACGGGCAGGAGGAAGTCGTCTGGGAGCAGCAGGCCGACGGCTCGCATCGCCCGAGGGAGCGCCAGCGCAGGCTCGTCGCCGAGGTGCCCGAACCGCCGGAGCCGATCGAAAACCGTGTCGCAACGAATCCAAACTGGGGGATCTGGGGATGATCAACAAGACGCTACAGCACGACAACCAGCTCGTCATCAACTGTCCGGTGTTCCCGACCAAGAGCCGGATCGCCGCGTGCTTCATTCTCCGCGACCTGGTCTGGCGCGGCGATGGGCCGGCCGACAAGCGGCAAGGGTGCCAGGCCGCGATGATCTGCGGCAAATGTCCGATCGACCGCCTGGTCAAGCGCATGGTCCGTAATGGCAGCGACGAATACCACTCGGCCGAGCCGAAGGAGCGCAGCTTTGATGCGGACCTGGTCGACGCGACCAGCCGCACCCTGATCACGGACAAGACGATGCAGCGCTTCGCGCTCACGTCCGCGGAGCAGAAATACCTGCTCCAGCACAATGAGAACGCCCGGAACTTCGTCGACCAGAAGACCTCGAAGCTGCGCAGCCTCAAACAGACGATGGAGCTCGAGGCCGTCGAGGCTCCGAAGATCGCCGCGCCGGCACCGACCGACGCAACCGAACTCGTGAAGGCCGCCCAGTCGGGCGACATGAGCGCAGCAGTCAACGCAGCAATGGAGGAGAGCAAGTGATTACGTCCCAGGCCATCTACAAGCGCGACACCGCCGGTAAGACGCGCTTCTGGCAATATGAGGTCGACGGCGACAAGTATCGTTCCGTCGCGGGGATCGTCGGTGGGTCCAAAGTGGCGACCGGCTGGACGACGTGTGAGCCGAAGAACGTCGGCCGCGCCAATGCGACGACTGCCGAGCAGCAGGCTCTGGCCGAGGCGATCGCGGAGGAAGGCAAGAAGCTCAAGCGCGAATATCGCCCCACGATCGCCGAGCTCGACAGCGTGCCGGTTGGCCCGATGCTCGCCGCCGACTACGCCAAGCTCAAGAAGCCCCTCAATTTCAGCAAGGGCGTCTGGTCGCAGCCGAAGCTCGATGGTATCCGGGCGACCATCAACCGGCACGGCGCATTCTCGCGCGAGCTCCAGCCGCACTACAATTGCGACCACGTCCTCGAGGCGCTGGCCCCGGTATTCGCGAAGTATCCGGACATCAGCTTCGACGGCGAGTTCTACAACCACGACCTGAAGGACGATTTCAACAAGATCGTCAGCGTGGTCCGGAAGCAGAAGCCGACGGCCGACCAGAAGGCCGAGGCGGCGAAGCTGATCCAGTATCACGTCTACGATCTGCCGAGCGAGAAGCCGTTCAGCCAGCGCACCTTCCTTTTGGACGAGATCGGTTTGGAGTTCGAATTGCATAGCCATCCCGCGCTGCGCATCGTCCTCACGCATTCGGTGACGAGCCAGGACATGCTCGACGACCTGAATGGCAAATACACCCAGGACGGCTACGAGGGCCAGATGGTGCGCCTGGATGCGCCCTACGACTTCGACACCCGCTCCAAGAGCCTGCTCAAGCGCAAGGAGTTCATCACCGAGGAATTCCCGATCAAGCGGATCGAGGAGGGCAACGGGAACTGGGCCGGCTACGCCAAGCGCGTCGTCCTCGACGTCGAGGGTAACGAGGTTGGCGCCGGCATGCGCGGCACCCAGGACTTCGCCAAGAAGCTCCTCGAGCAGGCGGCGAACTACAAGTTCGCCACGATCCGCCATTTCGGCCGCACGCCTGACGGCTCTCTCCGCTTCCCGGTCGCGATCGACTTCCAGGGCGCCGAGGGCCGCGTCGACTGATGGACGACCGAAAAACCACCACTCTCGAGCTACTGGACGCGATCCAGAGCGCGCTTAACCAGATCCCGCGGCGCAAGCTGCGGGGTCTCCCCAACTTCAAGGATACCTACGAGCTCGCGGCCGAGGTCGATCGGCATGTCGGGCGCGCCCAGGAAAACAAGGAAGAAGGTGACGCATGAACGTGCCGATTTCAGCCCTCGACATTGCCGAGATCGTCTACGAATCGAGGCCCGGCGGCTTCTCTATCGGGGAGATCGAGAAAGCCATGACGGTCGTCAAGCTGATCGCCGCGGCCAAGTCGATCGCCATCGACCAGCTCGAAGTGACCATCAAGGAGGTCCGCGACCAGAACACGGCGCTCCAGGCCCACAACACGGAGCTCCTGCTCCGCGCACGGAAGGCTGAAGGCGAGGTGAAGGAACTTCAAGTTGTCTTCGATCTCTACACGCGTGCAAGTCCGTATTGACTTATCGATTTTCGGTAAGTAAGTTACCCCGGCGACTGGGTTAAGTCGTGTTTCTCCTCTGTTGTGCTCGGGGCGGGTCGCTGTTTTCGGCCCGCCCCTTTTTCTTTCCGCGCCGATGTGTTACAGTCATTCCTGACTTACACAAACCGGCTTGGAG